TTGATATTTGTAGCGTTAGATACTGCTGAGTTAATATTAGTAGCGTTACTATTTACAGCATTAATATTAGCTATGTTAGCGTTTACTGTAGTTAAAGCTGTTTTGTTAGTTGGTGATAACCAAGTGTTTTCTAAATAGTATTTAGTAACAGCATCTTGATTGTTTACTGGGTTTGCTAAATTCTTAATTACTTTATTATTAGCATCAAATTTATCATCTGTATCTAGACCAAGTTTAGATAAACTATTATCTGTAATCTCTTGTGCTATGAAAAAGTTTTGGTCAGCAGATTTATCTAAGTCACCTTCTGTTAAAACTGAACCATCTGTAAAGTCTACTATTCTTGCATTTGTAGGTGTTTGTCTTTCAATCCTAATTACACTTGAATTAGCAGGTGCAGAAGTAAAAGTTAATGTTGATGAAGATACAGTAAAAGCTGTAGTTTGTGTTCCGTTTATAAATGCTTTTATATGAGTGCTATCTATATAAGGAAAAGTGATTGAGTACTGTGTAGTACTACCATTACCTGTGTAGGTAACTTGTGCTAAGTATGACATATATTTTATTTACTAAATTGGTAAAGGGTTTCTAAATCTGATGGATTAACTGTTATACCCATCTTAAATTTCTCTAAATTGTTATTAACTGCTCTTAGAGAGTTGAGCAAAGTGAACTTACCAGTATCATCTCTTGTACTTTTGAAGTTGTTAGCTTCCTTTATTAAAAGTTCTTCAACAGCAGTATGATAATCTTTTACAATTCGTCTCAGTAGTTTTGCTTTACCACCAATATCTTTGACGTTTTCATCAACTCCTCTTGGGTCACTTAATTGGTTATATCCGCTAGAATTAATTGCTTGTTGTAATTTTTGGTCTAATGATAAACCACCTATTCTAACTTTTCTTAATAATTCTTGTTGTCTATTATATGAAGTTTGGCCTTCTTTATTTACAAATAATGTTAAATCAACATCACCTTTAAGTTTTGTTTTCATACTTGGTAAATTAACACCAAGTCTAAACATTTCTTTTGCTACTGGGTCTTTCTTTTCTGAAGTTGCACCAAAAGGATTGAAAACACCATTGACTAATCTTGTTTCTTCATCACCCTGTATTTTTAAAGCATTACCTCTAAAGTCGTATTTAAACTCAACTTCAGCAGTACCACTTCTCTTTTTAAGTTCATCAAAGATATTTTTTGTATCTCTATAGAATGGGTCGTTAATTAATTTTGTATAAATATTAGGTATAAATGAACCTGCTTTTGATTTAGCATATCTCATTACTTTATCAGGACTGTCATCTGTGAAGACTTCCATAAAATCTGCTAAACCTTTTAAATAAGTTTTAGATACTAAATTTCTCGATACAGAAGAACCAATAGCTGAAATAGTATTACCTAGTTTTTGACCACCACTTAAATAATCTCTTGCTCCGCCACCTTGCTGTGCAAGTAATAACATAAGGTTTGCACCTGCTCTTGCTAAAGTTTCTTCATCAAGTTGGTCTCTGTAAGTATGAAAATCAACAACAAGACCTAAGAAAGCACCAAATGGGTCAAACCTTCCAAACTCTCTGTATTTATAAGTGTCTGTTTCTTCATCATAGTATCTGAATGAGTAAGGAATTATTCCTGTACCTTTTTTTAAATCTCTTAATTCTTTTGAAGTAGTTGTCTTTTCACCTCTTATCTGACCTTGACTACCTGTAATCTGTCCTTCTGCTACTAATTTATTTGCTAACATTGTTAATGCAAATCCAGTAGCTAATTGACCTCTAGCTTGTGCCATTCTTTCAGCACCCTCTCTACCAAAGAAATCATCTCTATAAGTTTTTCTTAAAAAACCTAAAGGTGTTCTATCTACAACATTTAACATCAAGTTCATTGGTGTTCTTGTAAATGGAATAATTTGTTTTAGTATTGGAAATTCATTTGTTAAATCTCCAACTCTTTTAAACATACCTGTTAATTCATTTGTATAAGTACCTTCTTCTGCCATTTTAAGTACTTCATCAATTCTTGCTCTACCAAATTGGTCAAAACCATTTTTAAAATTTTCATCTACTGCTTGTTGAAATTCTGTAATAGGTTTTTTAGTTCTTATTTCATATCCAACAATTTTGTCGAAACTCTTGCCATCTTTAATAGCTTTATCAAAAGCATATCTTTCTAAATGAGTTCTGTATTGTATCTGTTTAAAAAATTCATCTTCAGCAGTAAGAAATCTACTAGGTTGTCTAACAATCTTACCTAAAGTATTTACAAATACTCCTGTAATACTATCGTCTTCAACTTCTTTACCATCAACTATTTTTCTTTTTTGAATAGATTTTTTAGGTGTATCTAATTTATTTCTTGAAGTTAAAATTCCATCTTCTTTCTTTAAAGCTAAACCTGCATACTTAACTGCATCTTTTAAGTATCTACCAAAAGATACATACTGACTAAGTGCTTTTGTACCCTCTAATCTTAATGCTTTTGCTTTTGCTGAATTACCTAAATAACCTGTAAATGAACCAATAGTTTTCTCTAAAGGTCTCAAAAACATATTAATCATGTTTGAAGTCATGTTAATAATGTGTGTTTTGGGATTAGATAAAAGAGCATTAATCCATATTTCGTTAGCTATATCCCAAGTTCTGCTTTTACCTGCGTAGTCTAATATTTTAGTAACATCAGCATCACCTGTTAAAGCAAACTTTCTCATAAACTCATCAAAGTCACCACCATACAATTCATACTCTTTTATTAAGTTTTCTTGCTCTTTATTAATTTGAGTTCCAAATGACTTTGCTTGTAATCTTTGAGTTCTTGCTGTTTGTGCAGAAATAAATTCTTTTGCTCTATTAACGAACTGTAATTTTTTAAATACAGTCTTTCTAAATAATTCTTTTGCTCTAGGGTCTTTTTGGCCTAACTTAGCTAATCTTTTTGAAGCACCATTTAAAAAACTTCTATAGGCGTTCATACCTACTACAGTTTCAGGTGCATTTTTTAATTCTTTTACTAATCTAGCAATATCACTTTCTAGAACATTAGGTTGACCTTCGTAAAGTTTTCTTGCTTGTCTTTCAATCATTTCATCTGAAACAACAATCTTTTTACTTCTAACTAAATTCTTAAATGTTTTTGCAAAAGCTATTTCAGAAATTAATCCATCTTTATCTAAATCTACTAATTGTTTTACATTGAACTGAGTAGATATATTCATATCATCTAATAGTTCATCAAAGTCTTTTGACTTTATCCCATTCTTGACGTTTTCATCTTGAAGTGTTTTGAATGAATTGTAAACACCATCTTCTAAACTTTTTAAATTAGTAGTATAAGTATCTGCAAATTCATCTCCTTTAACTTCACCTGCTCTAGCTTTACCTACTTTATCTACTTTTAAATCTTGTGTAGGTTTTGCAATTTCTAAATCTGGGTTTTCTTCTAAATATTTTTCATCAGCTTTTAGTTGTTCTTTACTATAAGTCTGACCATTAGATTGTGCTTTTTTATTTTTGTACCATCTAAAACCTCTAAACACTCCTTCTAAAGCACCACCTACTCCTGCGCCTTCTAGTGCATTTTTAAATCTTGCTTCATACCAAGTATCATCTTGGTCACTTTCTAAATAATCTATAATTGGGTTTTCAAGTTCAGGTGCAAACTCATTAACCATATCAGCTAATCTTCCACTATCTTGGTCAAATGCCTGAAAATCTGCAACAGCACCTTTAGCTACATTTTTAGCTAACTGTCCTGTACCTGTTACAGCTTTAACACCTTTTAATGCTCTACCACCTGTGAACCAACCTGTAAGGAATTGTGTAACTCCTTTTGTTATACCACCTGCAATAGTTTCAGGGTCTTTATCAAAATCTGGTAAGGTTAATTTATCGTCAATTAAACCTTTATCTTGTGCTTCTTTGTAAGAAATAATATTAGGTTTTAAATCAGAAAGTTGAAATCCTTCTTCACCATTTCCAAAACCAATACCATAGAAACCTGTCTTTTCTCCTAAAGTGTCACCAAATTGTTCTACAAGTCCTACCGAAGCCTGAACACCATCTCTAACACCATCAAGTGCGGATAAACCAATATCAGTTACTATATTTCTTGTTTTAGTATCTTCTTGTTGTTGATTAGCCTGTGGTAGTTCTTGTTGAAACTTAGGTAAAGCTAAATATTGTTGAATTTGTTCTTCACTAAATTCATTTGTATCAAATTCTATAATCTGACCATTAGGTGCAGTTTTCTCTATTATTGCCATTAATTACCTTTTGCTAATTTAATATCGTTTTGTTTTTTGAAAATTCTGTCGTACTCGTCTTGAGAAATAGTATTATCATTTTCTCTAAGAAATTTTGCTCTTTCACCTCTACTTAAACCATTTGGAATAATATTTACTTTAGCTAAATCTATTTTAAGTTCTGGGTCTTCTGCTCTATTTTCTGGTTTTGCACCACCTCTACCACTTTTAATTTTATTAACTTTAGGTTTTTCTACTTTATCTGTTAATTCTTCTATGTTAGCTTTAATTTTCTTTTGCTTACCATCTTTTAAAACTGGTGTAGAACTCTCTCCATCAACATCAATATCACCATCTGTTAATGAAGTTCCATCACTATTTATTGCTCTTTCAAATACCTTGTCATATTCAGACTTAACATATTTTTCAAATGCTTCTTTTCTTTCAGTATTATTTTTAAAATTTTCTAATTGATTATCATTCAACCAAACTTTCATATTAGCTTCAAACTTCTTATGTTCTAATGGGTCAATTTGAGATAAAGCAAACTTACCTTTGTTAGTTGACTTGGTAATACTTTCAATTTCATCTTTCCAATAATTAAAATAACCTGAAGCTAACAACCCATCTTTTTTTGTAAATTCAAAACCTTTTAATTCTTCATTAAGATTAGAATATTTATTAGAAGTCATATTAGGAATATTTTTTCTAAGAAATTCTTTTGCTTCTACAATTTTATTTTGTTCTAATAAACTATAAAAATCTTCTTCTACTCTAGGGTCTGTTTGACTATCAAAACCTTGTTCTCTACTTTCTATCTCTTTGAATATTTCTGCTTGTTTATTTTTACTAAACTTAGGATAGTCAGGGTCTTGTATTGCTTCAGAAAAAGTATCATACTTGTTAGCAAATTCACTTGCTTCTAAAACATCTCTAGTTCTTTCATTATTTAATTTAGTAATTTCGTCTTTTTCTTTTTGTAAAATTCTAGTATCTATATTTTCTTTAAGTATATCCAAATCATTCTGTAATCCTTTTACATTAGATAAACTGTCTGTTCCTAATTTTAAATAATTAGGTAAATCTCTAAGTAGTCTTTCAGCAAACTCTAAGTCACCTGTAGTTTTTGACCAATCTTCTAAACTTTCTAATAAATATTTTTGTGCAGTTGAATTTGATAATCCATTTTTAGTAGCATCTTGAACAAACGCTGATATGTCAGCACCTATTTCTTCATTACTTCTATTTTTATCAAACTTACCTTGAATACTTTCTTTAAAACCTCTTTTGTAATCTTCACCAATTTTAGACATTTGTGATTGAACATGAGTATTAAATAAAGAGTTTCTTGTTTTAGATGTTTCACTAAAGAAACCTTTTTCTAATTGTAGTGCATCAAACGCACCTAAATTGTTTTCTGTAAGAAAGTTTTTTAATTCATCATTATAAAATTTATCAAATGCTTGTGGGTCAGGATTATCTAACACATTCATTTCAGCATATTTTTGATAAATATTTGCTTGAAATTCTTTAGCTTTTTTATTTAATGTTAATTCTTTATATTTTTCTTGAAAGTATGGGTTAGCTTCTTTAGGTATTTCACCTCTTTTAACAGCATCATTAAAACCGCTTCTATTCTTATTAAACTGCTCTATTGCTTCTGCTTCATTTAATTCTTTTTCTTTCTTTTCAGCAGAAAGTACCATTGCTGTACCTGCACCATTTACAAAATTATCTATAGACCTAGTAAATATAGCTACTGATTTATCTACTGGTGCTTGTTCAGGTCTATAAAATAAATTAAAATCTGTAGACCTTACTTCAGGTAATTCTGCTTGAAGGTTTAATTTTGTTTCTTTTCTAGCCATTAAATGTACCCATCACTATAGCCTTGTCCTGAAGAACTACTGGAAGTACCATATTTATTTTTTTGTCTATTACTTAAAAGGCCAGACTGTTCTTTTTGAAATTCCATTCCATAATAAGTGTTAGCAACATTACCTACTGCTGAAGCAAATAGCATTGCAGGGTTGGGTGCTTGTACGTAAGTTGATTGACTTTCTTGACCAAATTGAATGGCTTCTAAATTTCTTTCAAATTGTGAAATATTAATATTTAAGTTTCTAGCTAGTGATGCTTTGTAATTTCCTTCAGTTCTATAAAAATCTGCTAATAAAGCATTAGTAGAACCTGTCATTGCTACCCCTGCTCCACTTGCACTTGCTCTAAATTCTGCTCTAGCTTTTCTACCTTTTAATGTAGCATCAAAACCTTTTTGACTTGATTGTTTTGCTACTTGTCTAATTTTTAATTGTTCAGACGCATATCTTTGAAGTGCATTTCTTCTTGCCAATTCATTTTGTCGTCTTTGTCTTTCTTGTGCATTTTTTTGCTCTTGTTTCTGTTGTCTATATTGTAAGAAAGATGACCCTGCACTTAAAGCAGTTAAGGCTATTTGTGGTGGTACGCACATAATTTTATAAACTCATAAAAAGGTTTTTGATTAACTCCATAATTGATTTTCCGTAAAAATTTAAAACCACACCATTTTAACCAACGTAAATGTAATTCATTTCTACAATCTACGAAGTTCCAAAGTAATTTATATTTGTGATTTAAAAGATTAACTATTTTTCTACTCTCTCTTAAAAAAGAGAAGCGTATTCTTTTTATTTCAGGTGTAGCTAATAACCAAATAGCACCATCATTTGAAACACCAAAGATACCTACAGGTATATTTTTAGTATCAACTATAGTTAAAGATATGTCTGAACAATTAAAACATTCTATTAATGCTTTGTGTGGTGCTAATCCAACACTATCTAATATTTCTCTTTTATCTTCAAACCTTAATCTTGGTGCTAAATAATTTATATCTTTTAATATAGTTTTTCTAATACCATTAAACTCTTGATGAAGCGGTAACATAGTATCCTTGCCAACTTGCGTTGATAAAATTTGATGGTAAATGACTATCGTTTTTTAATTTAATTGTAAGTTTGTCATTTTCAGATTGAACTGCGAAAGTGTAATCTCCATCTTCAAGGTTTACTGTGCCTAATAATCCTGTACCTGTAATTGTTCCTGTGTATGTAGTTGTAGAAGTATTTCTACCTACTGGTATTACTTCTGTAGTAAAAAAACCAGTATCATTAAAAGAAACATTCCAGTTTCTAATTTGTAATCTTCCTTCTTTTACTGAAATTCTTGAACCTTGTGTATCTGCTACTTGTATAAATTGCTGTGAAAACTGAAATAAAAACTCATATTGTTCACCTACAAAATAATTCTGTGCAGTAATATCGCCTGAAACAACAATAGATGTACCAGATTGAGATACAGTTGGTATTTCTTGTCCTGCTTTATTTGATGCACCACTTCTTCCTACAACCTTTATTGTATTAGTTTTAGTGTATGGAATTGTAATTGTAGTTTGATTAGTTCCTGAATTATAATTTTCAGTAATCTGTGTATTATTTAATTTTCTATCTAAATGAGTTAAATAACTTTCACCTGTATCTGTAAGTGCAGGTGATATATCCATTTTTTCTAAATAAACACCATCACTTCTTTGGTTAATTATAAATAATTCATTTTCAATAAAATCAATATTTAAAATATTGTCAGTAGAAGATGTTCCTAAAGTCCATTTACTCCATGCACTTTGTAATCTTCTATTTTGACTTACATAATATTGATAAACATACATAGCATTAGGTTCATCTGAACTTAAAGCTACTAAAATATTTTCATTGGTAGCACTAGAAAATTTAAAAACATTAGCAGGTATATATTTAGGAACATTAGCTGTAATATCATCAGCTTGTTTTGTATCTGTGTCAGACGCAATAAAAAGTTCCCTAACACCTGTAAAATTTCCTTTATTAAAACCGAAGTAAACATTACTTCCTGCTCCAACTGGTTTTATGTTTTTATCTGTTTCAAATTCTGTTGTAACATTAATTGATATATTTTTTGAAGTTAATGTTGCACCACCACTTAATATAAACTGTGTTTGGTCTGAAAACAAAAGTAATTGTTCATCAAAACTTATAGCGTGTCTAAGGATTGAGACTTTGGTGTGCGTACTTGCTACATCAATGGGGTCTGTATCTAATGTTTGAGTAATAGTTTCAGGAAAGAACTCATAGTACTCCCCACTTCTTGACATAATAACATTTTCATCAGCAAGAAAACCTAATCTATTTCTATGAAAAAATATGTCGTTTAATTTTCTTCCTATAAATGTTGGGTCAGGTACACTATTTAAGTCTCCACAAATTCTATCTCCCCAATCAGGAACACTTTGTGCTAAAAGCTGACCACCACCTAAATTAATACTATAACCAGAACCATCAACCTGTGAAAATCTAAAATTTCCATCAGCAGTACGAATTAAAACATGTGGCATTGTAGAAACGTCAAATGATACAAATTGACTAGGTGCGATTGTTTCTTGCCATAGTTGGTCAACACCAATAAATTTTACATAATAATCATCAAACCCATTATCACTATCTCCAGTAACCTGAACAACTTGATTATTAATTGCAGGTACAGGTAAATCAGAAAAGTTAGAAACTTTATCTTTTACTACTTGTGAAGCATCATCACCAAAACCATCTGACGCTGATACTGTGAGAGTTCCAGTAGATTTAACTATTGAAAAACTTGAATTACCAACATTAGCAAAGGTTATATTTGATATAGAACCACAAGCTGATTTAACACCATTTCTAATGTCTTCTGTACTTGTGTTACCTGAGGTAAAATTAAAGGTACTTCCATCAATAGTTATTGAATATTTGGTACTGTTTACACCCTGTAATACTGAATAAATTGCTTGTTCTACTTTAGCAGTACTTAGAGTTGTATCCATTGCAGTAATTTTTTCTTTATTAACAATAAAAGTAAAATCAGCTACAGTCATACATACAAAGTCTGACTTTGGATTTGAACTTGCTAAATAATTGGTAGCGTTAGTTGCATTTACAACTGTTTTAGAAACTCCCCCAACAGTATACACAGCAATACTGCCATTAGTAATAACCACATTGTATCGTTCATTAGCATCTCTATTAATTGTATGAATATAAGCGTTGTTAAATGCACTATTAGATAGCTTTGCTACATATTCAGTTGGTGGTCTTTTTTTCAATCCTTCTACTACTGAAGAAAAACCATTAACTTGTTCACCTGCTTGTGAATTTAATCTTAATACTTCTGGTTGTTGTGAAACTCCTTGTACTAAATTAGGAATTGTACGACTTACTAAAGCCATTAATAACCTCTTTTAATTGTGTATGCTTGTTCTGGTGTGTCGAAAATAGAATAATCACCAGTAAGACTTTCAGCTTGTTTTAAAATACTTAATGCTTTTGCTTCGTCTTCTTGTGAAAATTTGTGAATAGTATTTGCACCTAAAGTTCTGTCGTGAAATATTCTTGCACTTCTTATTGTAATATATCTTTTAGCTTGTTCTGGTATTTCATCAAATTTTAATAAGTAAACTATTGTTACATCTTCAAAGTCTGTATCAAAAGTTTCTTCATTCTTTGCTAAATTATAAAGTAAGTTATCTCTTTGGACTATATCATAACTATACTTTGTATATTTTGTTGGGTCTAATTCTACTCTAACAGCATTGTTAGGTAGAGGAATTTTGTTATCTGTGTTTCTTGATAAAGTTACTTTATTATGAGTATTAAAATGCCAACCTTGTGATTGAACTTCTCTAGCAACTTCAGACAAAACATTTTTAGCTATTGTTCCATCTACAGGTAAAGAACCAGTTAATGTATTTAATGGAGCTTCACCAATAGTACTCAGAATTGTATTAACAGCTTCTAGTTCTGTTGTTCTTGTTTGTGTTGTCATATTATTTTAAACACAGGCGGAGATTGTCTGTGTTAATCTCTCCGCCTATGATTTGTTAGTTATTACGCTTTCTTAATTGAAACGCAACTTTCAGGCCTTAAAATTCCGTGTCCTAAAAGCATACGACCAGTCATTAAAGTACCTATTCTTCTTGGGTCATAAGTACTTTCCATAACTAAATCTTTTCTCTTAATTGTACCAATAGCACTATTGTGCATGACAACCGCAAAAGTATGCTCGAAGTTACCATTGTAAGTGTTGTTAGTACCTGAGATTGCAGAAGATAAGTCTGTAGCAAATACTTCTTGTGCTGTGTTTGATTTTACAATCGGCACACCACCTATTGATAATACAGTACCTTTTCCAAAGTCACCGTTATCGCTAGAGAAGTCTCTGTTTACAAGTTTATCTACGTTAGCTAATTGGTAGTATTGGTCTGGTCTTACGATACAAACTCTACCTTCACTTGGTACATTATTTTCGTCTAGTTTTTGAATTGCTTCAAATACACTTTCGATTAATGATGTAGCATTAGTGTGGCAGTCGGCATCTGTAATTTCAGAACCTACATTACCGCCAGTAACATTAGCTGTAGTTACTCTTGATGCTAAGATTGCTAAAGATAAAAGATGTTTATCGACTTTGTTAGCAAGTGCAGAAGCCATTTGACGACTGTACTCTGCTCTAACATCATACGAACTTTTTAATTCTTCTACCTCAGCGACAAAAACATCTGTTAGTAGCATATTATCTAAGTTAATGACTTTTTCGTTATGTTTAATAGCTTGACCAGTTATCTCGTTACCTGCGGTATGATAATTTGCATTTACAAATCCAGTTACAGGGAAGGCAGAAGACTTAGCTCCTTGACCTAAAGTTCTAACAGTTGACATTCCTAGCATTTGATTTTCTCTAATGAACTGAGTTAACACCTCATTACTGAAAATTTTTAAAAATAATGCGTCAGCTGTTCCCGCTGAGTTTACCTGACCAATGCTTGATATTGTTGCATTTGACATATTAATTTTCTCCTTAAATATGTTTGGTTAGTTATTGTTAACAAACTACTTTTCATAGTCAGAAGGTTATCAGTCGTAACTGGCAATCTTTTTTGAATTTGGTTAGCACCTCTCTTATGAGAGATGGTACTATTCGTAAAATCTTGATGACATTACTTTCCAAAAATCTTTATTGGAAAATTCTTTTTTACATTTACATTCATCACATGTGCAAAGACCATACTCGTCACCATGTAATTCCTCGTCACAATGACATTCGTGATGACATTGTTTACACTTTTCCTTGCGAGACATAATTCTTATGTGACCTACGTTTTGATTTATTCATCATTGCTGTACTTGGTCTTCTACCAATACTTGTTTTTTTAAACTTTGCTCTTGTCTCGTGTATACTTTCGTTGAGAAGATTATTTTTCTTCTTAGCCATTTAGGCTTTTTTAGGAAAACCTTTTTTCATATTGTCGTAGCTTTTTTTAGAAATTGTTGTGTCTTTCTTTTTTCTAGATATACCGAGCTTTTTGCGTCTGTTAATATTTTTATAGAGCGACATTATTTTTTACCTCTTATATTTTTGATTGTTGATAAGCCAAAACTTCCTGAGTATACAATTAAAACTGCGTACCAAAATTCAGTTGTGGCGTTTGATAAAATTTCAAAACCTCTTTCCATATAAGGTTGTGTGTATGGTAAGAAGCAGAATAAAAAGATAAGTGCTATTTTAATTGTTAGCACCTCATCTTTAATACTGTTGTTACTAGAACGTATTTGTTCTATTGAAACCTGTTTAATACTTTCAATTTCTTTAGCTTTAATGATTTTGTCTTTCTCCATTTTGTGCTGAATACCACCAATAACCTTTGAACCAATCATTCTAGTTAATGGATTTTTTAATAATGGTAATACAAAATTAAGCATTTCTTGACCTATTAAACCTTTTAGAAACTACTCTTAAATTAGAAGAACTATTGTTATTTGGGTTGCCATCTACATGGTGAATATCTCTACCTGTTATGGCATTGCCCAGTCTTTTTTTCATTAGTCTTCTTGCTAAATTTCGTTTTGCTCTATTTTTCTTTTGAAGTGGTTGAGAATGATAATTCTGGTATTCAGACTTATAATCTCTACCTGCCATTATATAGCTGTAGACCTCGCTATTTTTTCTTCTACTTTTTTTCTGTAAGCAGGGTCAGTTTGATATTTTTTATCACTCATGGCTTCCATAATTTGTGCAGTACTTTCAAATGTATCTGAAGCAGTTTCAATACTGTCTCCATTAATCATTGATTGTGGTTGTTCTGAAGTTACACCTGCTCTTGATGCAATAGCTTGAACTGCAAATTTAACTTGTTCAATACTTCCTGTATCTAAAGTTTGATTAAAAGCATTTTGTTCTGCTTCGTTTAAATTAGTTTTAGCAAATTCAATTACTTTAGAATAATTTTCTTCACCACCAACTAAATTATGAACTTGTTGTACTTCAGTATTTGCAATAGCTTCTTGACCTTTAATATAACCATCTACTAAATCTTTATTTAAACCCATTTTATTTAGTTCTTCATAAGATTTTTCACTTAATGCACCTTGTTCTTGATACTCATTATAAAACTTATCCATAGGTTGTGGTGTTGTTTCATTTTCATAAGTAGCATCTTCAGCAGGTTGTTCTACTGGTTCAGATTGTTTCTTTTCTAACTCTGAATATGCTTTTGCTAAATCTTCAGCACTTTTAAATTTTTCTGGTAACCATTCAGGTCTTACATCATCTGTAGACCTTATTGTATTATCAGCTTCACTAACTGAAACTCTTGTTTCATCATTAGCTACAACTGCTTGTGTTTCTGGTTGTGTTTTTGCTTGTTCTTCTAAAGATGGATTTGTAGCATCTAAAGAAAGTTCTTGTTTTTCTGTACTCATATTACTCCTCTGGTATTTCTATTTCACCGTCTGCATTTACATCTGCACCAGAGTTAGCTAGGCTTTTTCCTGCTTCTATGGCTACTCTTGGGTCTGCTAACGCTTGGTTAGTAAACTGTTGCTGTTGTTGTGCTTGGGCTTCCTGTTGTATTTGTTCTGATGACTTAATTAATCCACCTGTGTCAATACCATTGGCCACAGCAAATTTCTTAATTGCATCATCAAGGTTTATGTATCGTGCTAAAGTTTCAGCACCTAGTGTATTAGATAAGTCAGACATGAATTGTAATAATCTTAATCTGTCTGATGCTCTACCTAATGCTTCCATACCTACTATAATTTTAGTTTTAACTAATTCTTTAGGTAAGTCAGGAAGTAGTTTCTGTTGTCTTAGCATATCCAATTTAGTGTTTATGTAAGGCAACTGAAATTCTGTTGTTAATATTCCATACACTCCACCGAGTGCATCATTTAATTCATTAGCTACTAATTGTACTTCTGTAGCTGTAACTCTTTCTGCTTGTCTTTGTACTGAAGCATTTAATAAAAAAGCAAACTGTAATCTTTGCTCTATTCTACCCATCATTTCATAACCAACTCTAAAGTCAGCAAATTTATTAGCTTGTAATACAGAAACATCTTGTGCATTACCTTCTATAATTGCTCCATTAGGTGCTTTAGCAACACTTGATGCTCTAGTTGAACCGTTAGGTGAAATCATAAAGAGCATTTTAGAAGACGCACTACTGCCTTCTAAGATTGCTCTGGTCAATCCTTCTAACGCCCTCAAGTCTCCCTCAAAAGTTTCGCAATGACCTCTACCGTAATTCATACCGTCAATTCTATTGAAGCGAAGTGCTATGAATGGAAGTTTGTCTAAATCGTAATATTTTTCAAAAACTTTTTGTTTTGCTATTTCTTGATGAACGTAAAATCTTTTCTTTTCTCTATATATACAAGTGTATAGATTTAATGATTTATTTTCTTCATTAATCTTGTCACCAATATTTCTTCTTAATTTTTCTGATAAAGTATTTGGAGATATACCTTCTTTAATTATAATTTTTAATATTTTACCTTGTGGGTCTCTTTTGACTACATAGTTATTTAGTGGATATGTTCTTAATCCATCTTCTGACATTTTAAGTAATACATTTCCTGAAACAATTAAATGTTTAAGTGCTTCATAAACTGCTACTCTGTCATTATTACTTTCAATACTGTCCATCACAGCTTTTTCTATTTTAGCTAAACCTTGTTCTATAGTTTGCTTCTGCTGTGGGTCACCTTCTATTTGTTTATATACTAAATCATCAACATCTAATCTAAAGAATGGTGCTTGTGGTGGAAATAAAGCTAACATTAATTTACTAGCTAAATTTGTTACACCTCTAGAACCTACACTTTGATATGGTGTTGAATATTCAGTTGCTTCATTAGCGCCCTTTGGTGGGTATAAATGTGGAATAGTTAATCTAGCTACTTCTCTTGCTCTTTCTAAATACTGCTCTCTATCTACTTCCATCTTTACATACTGACTTTCGACTAAAGATTTATCTAAAGCGACTGTAGCTGTATCTAGATTGTATTTATCCATTTATTATGGTGTTGGAAAGTTAATACCAGACTGACTTAATCCTGAAGTAATTAGAGGTATTCTTAAAGAACCTCTACCTCGTCTTTTTCTTTGTGCAGTACTAGAAGTAGATTTTGCAAGTTTAGGTGCATCTTTCTTTGTAGTAGCATTAGAAATCGTAGGTGGTGTTTCAGGGATTGGCTCAGGTGCAGGTGGTGGACTTGGCTTTTTTGGTGCTATGCACATTAATCCGTCTCCTTTTGTAATTTATGTTTTTCTATTAAATGTTTAACGACTGACCTTTGGCCAGATTTATAAAAAATTTCTTTTTCAGTATCCTGAAGGTCAGCACATTTTTCTGGAAAAAGCGTATCCAAATAATCAATTAGTTCTTCACTAAGAATTGGTGTTTCTACGTTTTTTGGCATTGTTTTCTCCTAAAGTGGAACTTATTCACTTTTCCTCTGTGCTATTTCACCTGCTATTGCAGAGTAACCACAAGCATCTACGTAGTCATCAATGTTATGCTGTCCTGCTTGTGTTCTAGCTATCTTTAATAAGGCCATAAGATTAGCAACATCTTCAGGAAGAATAATTAAATCTGTAGAGGTTTTATTTTGTATGTAGCTAGTCCATAATCTAGCAATGTTTTGATGGTTTTCTAACTTATCACCATGCTTGTCGTTTCTATCGTTACTAACTAGATTTTTTGTAGTTTCTAGTATCTCTGTAGTGTTCATATTTATAACTCCATAATGTTGGTTTGTTTGTTGCATAATCATATTCATCTTTTCTAAGTATTCTTGCTAGTCTTGCTTGATGATATGCGTCTTCAAATGTAAAACCTGCTCTTTCATATTCTTTAATTACAGCTTCCCATAGTTCATCTACAGTTTTCTTATCTAAAAGAACTCTTGATGCTTTTACTGCTCCACAACCAACTAATCCTTTATAACCATCACTTGCATCACCAACTAAACATTGTGTAAAGAAATTATAGTTGGCTTTATCTTCATCAACATATTCAAGTTGGTCATCACCAATAAAACAATGCCAAGATGGTATTGTTCTCATATCTTTATCACCACTAATAATTACGTTATTAGTTTTGTAATGTTGAGTAGCTAGAATACCTATTACATCATCACCTTCTAAATTAGGTAAAGTATAAAAATGATAATGTTTTTCTACCCATTTTCTTAATGCTTGATAACAAACAGGCTTTCTAATTTTTTTTCTGTGTGATTTATAAGTATCATCAAACTCTTTTCTAAAATTTTTCTTATCAGAAAAGGCAACAATAATTTCTTTAGACTTAGTATAATTTTTATACCATTCCATATTTTGTTTAAATACTTGTTTACCTACAGCTAAATCTGCGTGTAAAGTCCATACATCATCACCCCAATCAATAGCTTCTTCTAATGCAGAAGTAATCTTATATATAATTAGGTCACCATCTACTATCATCACTTTGTTTGTATTGTCGTAGAAATCATTTATGTTACTCATTTTTTTCTTTTCATGTGCTTTGGCTTTGTTTGCACTATGAATAAGAAAGTGTCTTTCATCTAACTGTGTCATAGTTTTATCTCTTTCATTTTTAGTACATTTGATTTTGGTATTACTGTTGAGTTACCACCCTCATTGACTGTGCCATCATCATTAAATGTAATGTCACCTATCAAAACAAACTTGTCTTCACTTGAATGGATTAACCAACCCATTGTTATACAGACTGCTGTTTTAGATTTTTTAATATCTGAAATAGTATTCCACGAACTGCAACTGGTTATATCACTCCACCAACACTTATAAAATTTGTAAGGAAAATCTTTTTTATAAACATCAGGTAATTTTATTTTACTAGTCATATTTTAATAAATCCTCTTTAGGTATAATGTGACCTCTAGCTTCCCAATGGTCTCCACCTTTTTTAATTGGATACTTCTTCATTAATTTTTTTAAAATTTTTGTAGGTATCAATACCCACACCTGCTTTACTCTTTCACTTTTGTATAAACAAAAAGCATAGTAAGGAGACTTACTTGTATTTATTCCTGAAGGTTTACCTTTATCTTCTATCTCTACAAATACATTACCTGTCTTTTGACATAACCTATCTGTCTTAACTTCAACTTTACCTTCAACCATTTCTTGAAGTTCATTTTCATATTGTTGTCCGAATTTTAAATCCTTATCAAAATGAGGTCTTGCTTTTGAATTAATGGGTATCACTCCAAGTATTTCCTACTTTAATCTCACCATCTAAAGGTGTCTTAAATTTAAAGTAGTCTTGTGTTAATTGAAAAATAGTTTTTGCTATTTCTTTAAATTGTTCTGTCTTTTCTTTTTTAACGTAAAACTGCATTTCATCATGTACGTGTAGTACCATGACATAATCTTCACCCCACTTAAAACCTGATTTGTGTAACTCTTGGTTTAAAAATATTGTACCCATCTTTACCAATGTTGAGCCACATGCTTGGATTAAAGTATTTAATGAACTATATTCTGCTTTAGGTATAAGACGTCTACCATCAATACCTTTTAGATAACCAAAGTTTCTATATTTATTTTTGACTGCATCAGCTAATATTTTTAATGCAGGTAATTCCTTTTCAAATTTTGCTCTTACTCTTTTGGCTTCTTCCAAACTGACATCAAGTAATTTACTGAGTGTCGCATTTCCACAAGCGTATATGTAAGCATAAATGAAAGTTTTAGCTTTATTACGTGTGGCAAGTCCTGTAGCTTTTTGGTTCTGGGTATGTATATCATCTTCAAGTAATCTTTTCCCAAAGTCACCACTATCGTATGAAGCCATGTAATGAGAAAGCACACGCAACTCCAAACCGCTAAAATCAATACCAACGAAATCCATATCGGAAGGAGAAATAAATAAGGAACGAAATTCTTTACCATAAGGACTACCTGACGCCACACATTGTGCAAGGTTGGGGCTATTGTGACTGCACCTGCCTGTGTATGTACCCAATGTATTAACTTTTCCATAAATTTTCCCTTTGTTATTTAATTTTAAATATGCTTGTTCACCATCACTCAGTTGGCCTAATCTTTTCTGTATCATTAAATATTCAGAAATCTTTTTAGCTTCTGGGTATGGTAGTTCGTTTAGAATTTTTTCATTTACTTCTGGTATACCAGTTGCAGTAAATGATTTTGGTTTCCAACCTAAAACATTAATTAATCTATCTGCAATATGTTGCCTTGAATTAGGATTAAATATTTCTGTTTTAAATTGTTCAACAGGTATACCTGCTTTTATACCTCGTTTTATATTATCTCTTTTATAAGTTTTAAAACCTAATGACTTACTCCAACTTGGGAAGACTACCGAAAGTTCTTCTTCTAGCGATAGTCTTCTTTTTGTTAGGATAGATAAAAGCGTCTGAGCAGACGTCTCATCAAATAGTATACCATGTTGTTCTTGTTTTCTAATCCAATGTGCGAAGTTATGTTCTAACTCTATAGATTGTGATGAATAGTTTTCTTTAATTAATTTTTGAAATAATAAATGTGTAACCTCTACATCACGTTCACAATAATCCATCATGTCTAAATTATATTCTGTAAAGTCTGAATGTTCTTGGTAGTCACCTTTACGTAAACCTAATCTGTAACCCCAACTTTCTAATGAATGTCTTCCGTATAATTTTGCAGGTAGTTCTTTATGTTTATAATCACTATCTAATAAATTAGTATAGATAAGTCTTGATACTAATAATGTATCATAAACTTCACCATCAAATTTAAAATTAAATATCTTTTCTAATACAGGTAAATCAAAACCTTGTATGTTATGACCTATTAAAACTGTAGCTTTGTTTAGCAACTCTAGACTATCTTTGAGATTGTCAGGATTATATTGATAGACTTGATTAGTCTCTATATCCTTACAGACAATACAATGAATTTTGTCTAATTTTTCTAAGAGATTGTTTGTCTCTAAGTCTATTATTAGTTTCATATATTTTTTGTTTTTTTAAGGAACAACTGGCACAGTAGTATTCTTTATTCTCAACTACATGTGCAGTCTTCTTACAAACTTTACATTTGTGCATTATTGGATTGTATGGATTGTAATTTTTTCTGTACTTGGTAAAAACTCTGCAACTTTTTTAAGTGCAGTTCTTATTATTTTTTGTGCTTCAATGTCACCACACATAATAACTGGGTAGACATTTTCATATTTAATAGCATTATAAATAGCTAACATAATAGTCTTACATGTTTGATAGACCACCTGTTGCTGTGTCTTATTTAATTCTAAATAATCTTCTTTTTGTATTAGGAAAGATAAAATAAATTTAGTTAAAAGTTTCTCATTCATCAAAACTTCCTTCAGATAATCTACCTGTATCTTTATTGTAAACTAAATCACAAGCAATACCTGTGTCACCTGAGTATCTATTTTTTAAAACTCTTACTTTCATTATGTTAGAATTAATTTCATCTTGTTGGTTTCTTTCAAAGGCAATCACTTCGTCTGCTAGAGTTGCAAGACTGTGACTACCTCTGAGGTGAGAAAGAGAAACTTGTGTACCTTCTTCGTGGCCTTTACCTTCAGGTCTTTTTAAATGTGATACTAAAAATAATGCACAACCTAATTCTTCAACTAACTTTCTTAGTTGTGTCATAGTGTTATCTATTAATCTTCTTTCATCACCTTCACCAATACCTGATACTACTATTGATATGTGGTCTAATATAATTGTCTTACAATCTAATGACTGCACCATATATCTAATACGGTTCATTAAATCATCTGTGTCTGAACTACCAAAGTGTTCATAAAAGCAAATATAGTTTTTTACTTTTTCCCACTCCTCTAAAATTTTTTCGTCAGAAATCTTTTGTCTAACTTCAGGTAAATGTATTAGTTGATTTAAGCCTACAGAAACAACACCTCTAATACTTCTCTTAACACTTTCTTCTAAAGCAATATAACCAACCTTCTGTTTGTTACAGATTAAATGGTGTGCTATTTCTCTACAGACTTGTGACTTACCTGTACCTGAACCTGCTGTTAATAAAACAAGTTCACCTTTTCTAATACCACCAAGTTTTTTATTTAGGCCATTCCATTGATAAGGAATAGTTTCTACATAATCATCTTTAAGCAATAAATCTTTTGTTTGGTCACCTTCAATAATACCTTGTGGTGTATATGATTTGGCTTCCCATATAGCATCATATAATTTACCTGATTGACCAGTTTGTAATAATTCATTTGGGTCTTTTGCAGGTAGAGATGCTATCTTAACTTTTTTAACAGGTAATATATTAGCACATTCAATAGTTGCTTTTTTACCTGCATCATCATTATCCATCATTAAGACAATAGTCTCAAATTTAGACAACCATTCTAATTCTCTTTTAATATATTTTTTAGCTGACGTAGCACCTGAAGGTACTGAGACAACTGGGTATCTATTGTTTTGTATTTTACTTACGGAGAGACAGTCAATTTCACCTTCAGTTATAATAACTTTAGATTTATTACCGCCATCTCTCCATAAGTTTTGACCAAAGAGAGATATGGTATTTGTATCACCAAGCCATATAAATGACTTGTCAGCAAATCTTAAATGCTGTGCTGTAATTTTTAAATTTTTATCGTAGTAGTTTGCAATATGACAAGGCTTACCTTTGTAAGTACCTGTCTGGTAATTAAACTTTTTACAAGTATCACTATCTATTTTTCTACTAGGAAGTGCTTCAACAATTCCTTCAATCATCTTAAAATCTATCCTTTTCTTTTCTATTTTTGGTAAGTCTCCATTAGTTGTTTTGTACTGTCGGCAACCGAAACAATATGTATGGTCTTCCCATACGCCTAGATTGTCTCGGCTACCACAGTTCTCACAAGGGCTATGATGGAGAAACTTATTCGTCATCTATTTCAGGAAAGTCATCAGGTTCTAATTCAGCTAAGTCAGCATCATCAGTTAGACCATCTTGAAATTTATAACCTTTTACATCTTCATGTAATAAATAATCTCTTACGCTAAAGTTAGGACATGTTTTACTTTCGTCTAATTCATAGTGCGCTACAATTCTTGCTTCAGGATATTTAACAACTAATTCTTCTAAAACTTTTTTTAAACTTTCCCATTGCTCTGAGGTGTAATTGTCTTCACCTTTACGCCAATCATCTTCTTGTGCGCCACCTATTAAACATAATCCGTAGGCACAATGATTATAACCTTTAACATGAGCCTGTACTGCGTCATCTGCTCGGCCTTGCTGAACCTCGCCATTTCTTTTAATTACTTTTCCGTAGCCAATTTTAAGCCACCCAAATTCTCTATGTACTCTGTCTATTTCCTTTGCACCCCAGTCTTGGCTTGGCCTTGTCTGGGAACAATGAACTACAATATATTTTGTTTTTTCTCTTGCCATTTTATTTTTCCTTAATTTCTTTTATCCATTCTGTTGGGAATGTTTGTTTTGTTGTAGTGACACAATGATATGGGAAGTTAAACATCTCACACCACTTGCCATAAGTAGTTTTTGATTTTTTACCAATCTTGGTTTTTGCGTTGGAGAACACAAAACGAATGTCAAGTTCAGGATTTTGACTTTTAATAAGTCTCATCTTTTTTCTATCTGCACTATTAAATGCACCCTTCGTTTCGATAATGATTTTTTTAGTTATAAAATCTGGTGTATACGTTTTCTTAATAGCAGGTTGGAAGTATGTAATTTTCATACCTTCATAAGTAAAAGAAAGTTTTTCTTTTTTAAAAAAGTTGTAAACTAATTCTTCCAACCCTGATTTTAAGGTTTGCGTACTAGAAATCTGTACTCGTTTGAATTTCTGACGATTGTACTTCATTCGTTTCCTGTACTGTATAGCCATCTTCTTTATTAAAGAGGTCACCTTGTTTGTTTCCACCTTCAACTAAGTCAATGATTTGTACTGCTCTAAGCTGTAAAGTTACTCCTGCACCCAACGCAGGTACGTAATAACCTTTAGCTACAAAAGCGACTTTACCTTTTGTACCACCCCAAATACTTGTAGATTGTGGGAATGGGTTTTTATTAGCATCAAATAATGCAGGTCTTTGACTAAAACTTTCTTTAGTCTTCCTGTTTATACCTGTTGCTTTCATTTTAAATTTGAAGTGATAATAACCATCTTCAAGTTTATAAGGTTTAGGTGCTTGTTTTATCTTCTTACCTTTGTTATCTTTTTCAGCTTCCGCAATAGCTTCGTTGAGTTTCTTGTCAATTAATGTGACCATCTCCAACGCTTGTTTTTGCGGTACTTTTAAGTTTACTTTGTACTCTCCTGCTTCGTTAAAACGAACATCAGGTTTGTTAAGGTGAGGATAAACAAATTCAGCTAAAGCACTTATTGTTGCATTGTCTGACATATTTGTCTCCTATTGTTAGACCAGAGGTTAATCTAGTCATAAGTGGAACTTTATTTGCACAAGTGCAAGTTTATACGCAAAAGAACACACTTTGTTTAACTAAATCTAAATCAAGGTTTCCTTTTTCTGGTATATTAGGAAACTTCTTTTGATTTTTTTCTGATAACATTTGCTTCATTTCCATAGCCCAATTAGCCAGTACATCTTTGCTATATATCTCACAAAAAGCATCACGTAATGCTGTGGCCATTTTCCTACTGTCAGGTGCTACTACACCAAAGCTGTCATGGATAAGACTAAAAGTATCAACTCCCATTTCTTCAGCTTTAACTACAGCTAACATAAGTGTTGCACTATCGAGGTGATGAATAAAATTTGGGCAGATAGCTTGAGCTACGGCTCTACGATTAATTATATCTGTATCTGATTGTAACGATAATTTAATTATACTATCACCCATTTGTGTCTTAACTCTTTTACTTTCTTTTTTATAACATAGCATTTGAATTGGTAAGCCAAGCGGTGAAGTCCATACCACAGGTAAATTTTCAGAAGCAACTAACTTTGAAACATCTTTTAAAAATTTCATTATCTCTTTAGCACCTACAATAACTTCATTAATTGCGTTCCATAAAATAGGTGTCAACCATTGTGTAGCTTGAAATAAATCTTCACCAAACTCATGCTGTCTATTACGTTCAACATATTCTTTTTCAACATGGTCTTGTAAGTATTGTCTACAAGAATACATTGTCAAACTGTAAGGTAAACACATGACAGGTTTCTTACAAAGTTTTCTATCTACTCCATAGTCTAACCATTTTTTAGCCATTGGTTTATTATTGTCTTTTAATTTAATAATAAGTTTATCAGCAACTAGACCATAAACATCAGCAGGTTTATTTTGTGGTACAAGATTAGTTGCACTACCGCCCACTTCATCTCTCATCATAGCTGAATAATGTTGTAGACCTGAATTAGAACAATCAGATTGTATTGGTAAAGTTGTAATAAACTTTGCATCAAAATCAGTATTAGCAAAATCTCGATACTCAATACACCAAGCTAAAAAACAAAATGGTTTATCTGCTTCTGTCCACCATGTGTATTCAAAAGGTTTGTTAGCACAGTCAATAAATTTTTGACTATTATCTTCTACCCATTTAGTTCTTATATCTATTTGTTCTTTATCAACTTCACCAAATAATCCTGCACCTGCAATAGCAAAATCTACAAATGCTTCATTGTCTGTCATTGGTCTACCAAATTTAAATTTAAGTAATGCTCTTGCGTAGTCTGCTGACTGTGGAGACATGAGTGTACTTTTTGGATATATACGACCTCTAAAGTCAAGTTGATATGGATAAAAGAAACCTTCCTCATTTGCAAAATGTTTTGCTTCTTCTATTATTTGTTTTACTTGAATGTATTTAGATTTAGACTTGGCTCTGTTTTTATAGACACGTTGTGCTTTTCTTTTCCATTCACGTCTTGCTTCAACATTAGTTTCAATATCAAAAGGTTTAGGTGGAAGTTCCATACTTTGAGGATTAATCGGTAATTTTCCTAAAGGTAAATCTTCTTCTAAACATTTGTTTAATACATCAAATACTGGTGAGTTAATAACCCATTCAGTTTTTTGCATTATGTTTACACATTTAGGAACATCAGGAAACTCATGCCATCTGTTGTTAAGTTCTTCTAAGTATCTTCTATTTGTCGCTTTTATTAGATTGTAATGCACGTGCTATCTCCTCTGGGTTATTTGTATCGTTGAATTTTTTACCATAGTAACCACCCAGAAAAGGTGAAGTCCAATCACGTGGTGGCATTTTCATTGGTAAAAATTTTGGAAACAAGGCTTCGTTTTTAATATTAAAGTTTTTTATTTCTTCAATAATCTTTGGTGTTGCTTCAATATAAATAACAGTTTTCTTTATATTAAGTTTTCTATGTTGGTGTCTAATGAGACCCAACTGTTCCATATATCCTATTATCTTTACACCTAAATGAAGTCTTTGTTCTTTAGTCCAGTCATTAAAAGCAAGACCATGCTTATTCATACAATAAGTCCATACCTTCTGTTTGTATTGATACCTATTAGTATTTTGGGGTATGTTTTTACCTGATAACTTTTTAGCTACATTATTGTATTGTTCTTTATGGTCATACTTAAACTTGGTTATTCTTGCTTCGTGCATTAAACCAGTACCTATTTGTATAGATAGTTTGTTCATTGTTATTTCATCTGAAATACCATCAATAGTATTCTTCAATGCAATCAGAGAACAAGTATCCCATACGCTTATACGCTTATCTAAAAAGACACCATTATCAAAAGCTGTAGGTGGTAGACATTGACATAATAATTTAAGAGCAGTTTGATAATTACCTGCTTGTCCTTTGTCCATCATCTTAACATCATCATTAATTTTATTAGATAATTCATTGATGTACTTTTGCTGTAAAACTAGGCCATATATCGTAGTACTTTCTTGGCCTTTAGTTTTGGCGTCATTTACTGCTTTATTGTAACGATTAATACCACCACGTAACATAGCTTCCTCAAACTCTAGTTCTTTAGTTACTTGGCTTACATAATCATTTCTATCTTTAAATTTACCACCAACACCAACTTTAATAAGTTCGGCTAATTGTTGTTGTAGCAATGTTTTAGGTTCATCAGACATAATGTGAACATTCTCCTTATATTGTTTGCACTAATGCAATGTTGCACTAGTTCTGTTGCACGTTGCACAGTAACTATTGCAGTAGTGCAAGTATTAGTTTTTAAAAAAAGGTGTTGCTATTAGCTAACTAATTGCACTTGTGAAAATAATTTTAAGAGAAAGAGTTCCTAAGACTAGTGCCTTAGGCTTTTTCCCTTAAAACTCTCCTTTTCACAATTTATTGTGCAACAAAGATTAATTAATGCAACACCCTGTGCAACAAACTTTTTCCAGTTGTTGCTTCTGGTAGGCGAGAAAGGACTTGAACCTTCACCGATTGCTCGACCAGTTCCTAAGACTGGCGTGTCTACCATTCCACCACTCGCCCAAATTTTTGTAGTGTAAATAGCAGGTTTCATTTAATTCTGCAATCTCCGATTATGACCATACATAGATACTACTTTACTACTATCATTCTCTAATGACTGCATAGCTTCTTCCATACCTTCATCTGTAACTTGGTTATAATACTTTAAAGCTGTGTCCTGAGATATACCTGCAAGTTTAGATATAGTCTTTATAGGATTTTTATTTTCAGCTAATCTTGTAATGAACGTATGCTTCGTACAGTAAGGTGTAATATCTAACTTTAATCTTTTAGAATATTTCTCAAACAATGTACGTAGTCTACGTTTAGTCATGGTAGGAAATAACTTTTTATCTGCTCTTGCAAAAGCTACTGACCTGTATCTTAATGCAATCTCTTTAGTTACTTCATTCATTGGTAAATCACCTGACCACTTTTTAGTTTTATTTCGGAAAAAATTGATTGTACATTTAGTATCTTTACCTCTTGGAAACTTAATCAAATCAACTGTTAGTTTCTGAAACTCAAACTCAATACGCATACCATAACCATTTAATAACCACCTGAAGGCATCAACAAATTCTTGTTCACCATCAAATGTAGCTTCATCAACAATGTCTTGTTCATCTTGCGGTGTAATTATATTCTTTTGTTTAGTTTCAATTACAGCTTCATTTCTCCAACCCATGTGTCTAGCTATAGCATCAGGACTATTGTCTAATAATTTATCTGCTGACAATAATCTATTAGTCAATCCATGTTTAAATATATCACGAAGAAAACCTAATCGTTTATTTAAACTTCTTGTGTTGTAACTACCAAGATTATTTCTAGGTCTTGCTAAAATTAAATCTTGCATTTTTATTTTAAAGTTTTTGTAATGTTGCTGTGTCTGCATCTCATCTAATCTTATATCTCTTGGAAAATATTCAAGAATATCTTTCGCATAGATTTTATGATTAGTATAAGAAGCTAAAGGTTCTTTTTCTTTTAACACATCTTGTATTACTTCACCTAGTATACCTACAGTTCTAACTTTCTTTTTTAATGTATTGTTAAAACCATTTGTAGATATAGTTTCTTTTTGTAGTTTCTTTAGTTTCTTAGCTTCAACTATAGCTTCGTCTAATGAGTTATACTCATCTATTTGTACTGAAGCAGAAAGAGATAAAGGTTTCTTTTCACCTTTAATTCTTTTTCTTGTAAGTACTTGTAGACTGTCACCTCTACGATATATACCTTTTGGTATTTCCATTATCTAACACTCCTTATTTTTGATTTAACATGTTCAGTTGCAGGTGTAATACTTTGGCCTAACAATATCTTTTTTAATCTGATACCACTTGCAGTTAAACCAACACCTTTAAATCTACCATCTGAAGGTGCGAAAGGATTATCAACATAAGTAATTAATCCTAACACTCCACCTTTAGGTTTTTCCGATAAATATAAAAGTGTTCTTGATAATGATGAAGCATTGATACCTCTACCAAAAACATCTCTGTACTTTACAGATATATTCTCGATAGATAAATCTTGTTCATCAAGTATACATATTATTTTAAACGCTAACATGTAGTGCATTGGTACACCATTTGTATGTAGCGTTTTTCTTCTAGCAGTTTCTACAGCTTTTACTTTAGCAAGAAACTCCCTATCAAAAGTTAAGTTACCTACGACTGCTTCTTTTGACATCACTTCCCTCTCTGTTCAATGTATGAACTGTTGCTTTGTGATGTTGCTCGTTAGATTTTGTTAATGCTCTCTTGACTGCCCACTCAGGTATTTCTTCAATGATAACATCAGAATGTTTCAATGTTTTATCTATTGAAAATCTAATGCAAACATCTGCGATTTTTACAGATACAGTTTTTTCAAAGACGTTGTTAATCTCAACAATCTTTTTATAAAAAGGTAACTGTGGGTTAGCGTCAATGGCAAAGACGTGATAATTAAAATCGTCTATCCGTCTAAAGGCTCTACAACGAACCTTATGCCAAACATAACAAAAGCTGTAAGCTAACATCATTATTATTTTACTTCCTAACTTCATAAACTTTATCTCCTAACTTGCAGTAATGCAACTACTAATGACTGCACTACCCTATTTTTACTACATATTGTGTGTGATGTTTTCAACCTACAACATTTAGAATTTTTAAATAGATAGCCTATAAATATCATTATTCAACAGAACATCAATAGAACACTACAAATTAATTTAACTGGGTAAAACATTGTATATCTAGCTTTAGCCATTGTGCTAAATTGCAACTCCAACTACCTAAATTATGTCTTCAGGTTGTTGTATTACCAGTATTTCTACTTTGGGTTCACTAGGCTTTAAATTATCTCTAGTTTCCTCTAAGGCTTTCGCTAACTTAGGTTTCTCTAGTTTATCTAAAGCGTGACCCCAATCGTCATAAACTGGAAGTGCTACTATCATTGTTGCTATCCTTGTTTAAATTACGTCTCTTTATATATGTAACCATATTGTCGACCATCTGGTCAGACAAATGCTTTACTTTAAGACCGTTGGGAAACTTAACAGCTTCCCCAACTTTTAATCTCCTCACCTGTTTTTTCATCTGATTAGACAAATCCTCAGACTTATGCAGTTTAATTGTGAAAAGAAATTCACACTTACACACCATACGATTTGATGGTGTTTGTATTATATATACACTCATATTTACCTATCCATTTCTACTGATATATGAGATAAATTACTCGCAAATCAGTAATGTATCTTGTGCATATTATAAATAAGAAATCAACCCTTAAATAAAAATAATTGTTGATATAAAATTTAATTTAATATATTACCATTTATAGGTAGATAAAATGATAAATAAAGCTATAGATGATTTTATGGGTACGTCTCCTTCTTCGTTAAAGGAATTTTCTGATTTTATTAATAAGCTAATTAAAGAGCATGGTAGAGATACTATTATTAATACAGCAGGTATAGATAAGAATGTTTTATATCGTGCTAGTAACTCTCAAAATATAACATTAGATAATTATTACAAAATCAAAAAAGCATACACTAATCAAATACAAGCTAAAGAACAAGCTGATGGTATTAGAGATTTGCCTATTCTTGGTCAAATAATAGAGAATACACATGTTCGTACATTGAACCCTACCCAACCAATAAATGTACCTGTTCCTATACTTTTTATAAAAGATTGGTCGCCTGTATTTGGTTATCTTTGTGTATCAGGTAATGCTTATGGTGGTTTTGTTTATGTGTTTTCTGGTAAAGGTCTTACGAATACAGACCAAATAAATGATACTTGTGTAAATAGATTAATTATGGCTTACCCTGAAAATGAAGACCCTTTGTATGGTATGATACTTCGTAATAAAACAGAGTACATTATGATACACCCTAGAAGTCGTGAAGTTTTAAAAAGAGTACCATTTGATAACAAAATAAATTGGGTTAAGTTTGTAGCTTTCATTCCTTTTTCATTAATGGAAAACTACAAAGAACCTAAGTATCAAGACAACCTTGTAAGCATTGAAGATAAGTTTAACAAACATTTATCACACGACTAGACTTTAAGTTTCAAAACAGATAATGAGAGAGATGAAAGCAAATTATTTATTTGTAAGATTTGCTAATTAAAATCATTCCAAACAATAAAATCCACAAAAATCTATCTGATTAGTTCAAGAGACTAGTGCTTTTTGTTATTCCATAATGTTTTTATTTATGTTTTGTGCAACACATGTTGCATTTGTTGTAGATAGTACCCATGCCCCTCTGTAAAATTACAGGCGTGGCCTATGGGGAATTTTGTAAAATGTGTACTACGATAAGGTTGTCAGATTTTTATACCAAATTATTCCTCTGGTGACCATACGGTGCTATCAAACTTCTCCTGTAGAGAATAATCAACAGCATAGAAAAGAAAATCTTCAGTATTCTTTAGGATAAACTGTCGACTATCTATAATAGACTTCTTCTTTTTAACAGGTGCAAGTACTTCACTTTTAACAATAGCATCATCAATAAGTTTAGTAACTTTCTTGTTAGGCTTTAGACCTTTAAAGATACTCTTTAAGTATATCACTTTGTTTACCATAGGTTTAACTATCTGTTTTAATTATAACTTACTTGTTATTGATTTATATTTATCTCTATTCTTCTCTTTTACAAAGGTAACTATAGATTAAACTATAAGGTTATTCCCTATAGTGGCACTTAATTGGATTATCTTATAAAAGTGCAAAAACAAGTAAACTATAGTTTAAACCTATATCTTAATCCATGTTAGAGGGTCAGGTTCACCAAAGTACTTCTCTACTTCTACTCTAAACATTTCTTCTTTTCTGTCTTTAAAAGCTAAATCTTGGTCTTTGGCCAACTGTTGTATCCAATAATGACATGACATCTGTAGTGCATCTATACGGTCATCATGGGTTAAAGTATTAGCACCTTTTTGAAGTCTACTTATTTGGTAGAATAATTGGTATCTTAAAGCTGTCTCAGCAGGATACATAGCGTTAGTTTCTTCATAATCCTTACGTATAACCGTAGGACAGACTATAAGCCTGTGTTGGGCTATAATAGGCTCTAGAGTGTCTAATATACGTCTATGCTTGTTAGATTGCTGTCTAATACCTTCTGTAGTACATGGATACTGTCTTATAAGGTAAGGTTTAAGTAATTCTGTAAACATACCTTGACCGAAGTTATCCTCAATCAATATCTTTCTAACTTTATGTTTTTTAGCTACTTCCACCAGTTTGGATAAAGTATGTTCACTATACCCACTATTGAAACCGCCAATATCAGCAAGAAAAATATTTCCATTTAAAAATTTAGTTACACAATAACTTGTCTCATCTTTACCTTTTCCACTAGGGTCGATTGACATTACAATTCCAGTATAAGGTAAATAATTACCTTGTATCTGCATTGGTCTAAAATAAGCATCACCCTGAAGTCCTACACATGGTATATCATTATGTTTAAGTTCAGGACTAGAAGCCCATACTACCTTTTCAGGTGCATCATCAGGATTTAATGTCATAACTGACAAGTCTGATAATTTTAATGGGTATCTATTTAAATCAGATAAAGAACTATCTAATTGATATTGCATGTTAAAACCTATTCGGCCATAACTTGCTTCTCTATCTAATAAATCTTTTTCATCAAATCTACTAGGGTCTGTTGGTTTCCCTACCATTTCATCTGACCAAGTATTATTAATCATAGGTGCTAGATTTGAATTATAAGAAATTAATTGTTTCTCACTTGGGTATCTAGCTGTCCAATATCTAATCTTATAACCTCTTTCTTGAAGTTTATTATAGATTGATTGTTCTACTTGTGGTGTACCTAAAAATACAATTCTACTGTTTTCTTTAGGTTTAATTATAGCTTCAAACTCTTTGATACTTTCAGATAACTTGTCTCTCATAAATTGAGTTTGAGTGTTACCAGAAGTTTCTACGTCATCAGCAATAATAATATCTGCTCTACTTCCTGTAAGCTGAGATGTAATACCTAAAGATTTAACACTAGGTTGTTGTGATGCTAGTGCTGTGGCCACATCAAAACTAATCTTAGATTGTCTTTGGTCACCTCTAGGATACAAGTGTTTAAGAATAGACATTTCTGACATAAGTCTTAAACAGAATGTACTAAAGTCATCTGCTCTGTTCTTAGAAGCTGATACAACTAATATATTTAAGTTGTTATCTAATAATAGTCTCCAAAGTACATAAGAAGCTGTAATCCAACTCTTTCCAACACCTCTAAAAGCACTAATAATACACCTTGTTGAACCATTAGCTAGATAATCAGCTATATCGTATTGTACTGGTGTTGGTTCAGGTAATCTTAAATGCTTCCAAGTTAGGTATAAAAAATTTCTAAAATCGTTAATTTTTGACGACTTGTTTTTCTTTTTCATCAAATGGAAGTTCTTCTATAAGTTTTTGTAAAGGACTATCTTCTGTAGGAACAGCATCTATATTATTATCTTTAAGAAACTGTCTAGCTACGTTTAAATCTGCTGACTTTGCATCAGGGTCACTTACTCTCTTTAGTAGTTCAGTTGCTAGAACTTCATGTAATTGTTTTAATTTATCACTCATAATTATTTCATTAACCTGTCCATGTGGGCATATATTCTACCTATTTGTTTATCTATAGACATTATTTCTTCACTTAACATGCCTAAATGTACTTGTAGTTCTACTACAGTAATTAAAACATAAGTAGATAAACCCATTAGGATTGTTCCAAGAAAAGGTAAAATCCATTTGTTATTTTTCATTTACTCTAATGGAAAATCCATTCTGTTATCAGGTGACTTTTTATTTTTTGTTTTTTTATTTTTACAATTAGGGAAATCAAATGTTAAAACTTCAACTACTTTGTCTGATAAATCGTCTATCCAACCACAAAATTTAAGAATTATTTTATCAATCATGTAGGCGTACTCATATCTTTACAAGCAAATCTAATTGCTAATTTTTTTTCATTTATTTCATCTGGGTCAAACATTTTTAAATGATTATAAGAGTGCATATAACCTTGAGTTATACATTCATGGTAATTTGAAAATTCTTGACTTATTATTTGCTCTTGGAAACATTGTGGTTCAGTTGCAAAAGAACAAAGATAAAGTATTAAAATATATTTCACTTAAACTGAAATACACCTATTACTGTTGCAACTATTGTTCCTAAAAAAACAAGAAGTGAAACCATACCTTTACCTTTTGATACATCAGTTCTAAGAGATTTAACTTCTTGTTTTAATTCATTAATAGCTTCGTGTAATTGTTTCATTCTTTCTGCACATAATTTTTCATGTGAAGAAAGTCTTACCCCAGTAGCCATATCAGCTAGTTGCTTTGGGGTAGATTTTCTAGGCATTAGTCTTTTTTATCTTCTGCCTTTTCTTCTTTTACTTCTTCATCTTTAGGAAGTTCAGCTTTTAGAAGATTAGAATAATGACCTTGCAATATATTTACATCT